ACAATATAAGAGCACTTGAAGCAACCCTGTATTCCGATCATCTAAGACTTGCAGGCCAAGCAGATTGTATCGCAGAATATAGAGGAAGATTATCTGTAATAGATTTTAAAACATCTAAGAAAAAGAAAGAGAAATGGATGTGTGAAAATATGTTCATACAATGTTCTGCTTATGCCATTATGTTTGAAGAAAGAACAGGGATCCCTGTAGATCAAACGGTTATTTTAATGGCTCAGGAAGATGAAGGCCCAGTAGTTTTTGTTGAAAAGAGAGATAATTATGTATCTAAGCTAATGGAAGCCAGGGATAAATACGAGATACATGGAATACATAATTGAACATCATCAACACAACACCGGCGACAAAAAGGAAGTAGTTAGACAAAAGCTTACTGATGGTACCTGGCAACATGACGACATTATAATATTAAATCCATATGAAATGGAATTCTACAGTGGACAATGGTTTGATTACAGTAAAATAATAGCAAAGACATATAAAGAATTAAATAGCGGGGCTTGTAATTCAAGATACCCTGACTTAAAACCAGGCCATGAAGTTATACAGTGGCCTCTTTTTTGGCTATGGCAAACATACTGCAACCTCAACAATCATATCAGAATGCCTGATACTTTTCCTACGAAATTATTTTGTTCAATGAATGGCCGGGTAAGGCCAAATAGAGACGCCCTTTGGGGGCAACTTGTTCACCACCATATATTAAATCAGTATTGTTCTTATATAGGCAAAGGTGTTACCGTTGATCTACTAGACATAGACGAATTATCATGGAAAGACACTCAGAGATCACACGGTTTTCCACCTTTTTACAAAGACATTTTAATAGATCTTGTATGTGAAACCCACACTTCCAATCTGTTCTTTACTGAGAAAACTTGGAAGCCCTTTTTAGCTGAAAGAATTCCTTTATTTGTTACTGCTCCAGGAGCATACAAAAAATTAAGAGAATGGGGGTTTGAAGATTATACAGAACTATTTGATTATGGTTTTGATAAGAAACTTAATCTTGAAGACCGTATTGAAGATATTATAGGACAATTAAAGGCCAGGCTAGAGGTTGACGATCCTAAACAACTCTATCAATTGACTAAAGAAAAAAGAGAACATAATAGAGAGAATTGTTTGAGGTTAATAGAAAAAGAAGACATCCCTGCCTTGGCTTATAAGGATTCAAACTGTTTAAGAGCGCTTTTATATACAGCGGAAAAAAAGCCTGAACACACTCGAGAATATATCCAGGCTCCTATTATTTCTAGCTAGTTTATTCTTTCAGCTCTCCTGTTGGAAAGTCTGGTTCTTCCACCCCACTCGCTAATGCATCGGTTTCTTCGTCAACTTTATCAGCGGCTTCTTGTACGACTCCTGCTGTAGTATCTACGATAAAACTACCTGTATCAACTACATCTTCAGCTACGGCTGATACGATGTTTGCTGCTCCTTTTACAGTAGTATCAATTGCTGTTGAAGCAACGTCTCTTACTGTATCAATGGCTGCGCCAACTGAGGCACATCCACTGGCAGATATGGTGAGGAAAAGAAAAACAGCTGTTATTATTCTTTTCATTTTTTCTCCCTGTGGCAATAAACTATCTGCCACTCAATTATTTATACGAAAAGTAACTTAGAAAGGGTATTTTTTTAGTGTGGGCGGAAGAGTATTCCGTTTTCTGCGTGATATAGTATGTCATATATGACTTCAATTGAATGTACGACAAGCATTATTGCTAATAAAAGGGCACATATCTTAAGCCACTTAATCATATGTTTCATATATATTATTTATGTTTGGAAAAGCAGACGGATAAAGAAAAGGGTAATCCTAAAATTACCCTCCCTCGAAATTTATGAGCTTATAACCGCTCCTAATAGCCAACCGCAAAAGAAAAATGCTGCTGCCCATCCTGGATATTCTTTACAAAACTCCCATATTTGTTGTATGAACATTTTTAATCTCCCATCATTTGGAGATACATTAATATAAAAGGTAACAGTACCGGAGCTATCATGTAAGTTACTAGCTGAACCGCATCGCTGATTTTCCGATATCCTCTTTCCGGATATCTAGGATCTTCACTTAGTCTGTCAATTTTGGCTTTCATGCGCTTCGCAACTGTACCCATAGCTGCCGTGGTCATGAAAAACCTCCTAAAGTTTCCTGTTTTAGTGTCTTATAACACCAATGTATTTATACACACAGAGTTTTTGGTACTATTAGGGCTTGATTGTTGCCTCAGATTAGTCTATAATATATAATATAAATAACAGTTAATAAAGGAGGCAAAGACTATGAGTAAATGGCCATTGTTACCAATATTATTTTTTGGAATGTTACTAGGATTTTTCACGGGTTCTGTTAAAGCAGAATCTACTGAAGACATCTTATGTTTGGCAGAGAATATATATTTTGAAGCTAGAAGTGAATCAACTGCTGGAAGAATTGCAGTTGCTCTAGTAACACTCAATAGAGTAGAACACACTAATTTTCCTGACACGGTTTGTGGTGTTGTTAAGCAGACTAAATACTATCCTAGCGGTAGAATAGATCTTCATTCGTGTCAGTTCAGTTGGTATTGTGATGGTAAATCAGATGAACCCACAGAAGAATGTTGGGATGATATTGTATTGTTAGCATCTGTAATGTTAGGTTGGAACGCAACAGATGTAACTGACGGTGCTTTGTGGTATCACAGTAAAAAGGTTAACCCTAAGTGGGCATCACACTATGTTCAAACAGTTAGCATAGACAACCATATCTTCTATAAACCTCTTGATTAATAGTTCTAAAGAAACTATAATAACACTATGTTAACGGATATGCCTAATATTATAGTTACAGGTGGTTGCGGATTTATTGGATCACATCTTGTAGCAAACTTACTTGAACAAGGATTTTTTGTTACAGTCATTGACGACAACAGACAAGGACAGGTTTATTTTAAACACGACAACGTCGAGTATCATAAACAAGAAGTAGCAACCTTTAATCCACATCACGCAACGATAGAACCGCCTGCTTGTATATTTCATTTAGCAAATAGTCCACGGGTAAGGCGTTCTTTAGAATATCCATCGGAAACAATAACCAATAATATTGCTACAACCACAGCAGTAGCAGATTGGGCAAGAGTATTTAATTGTAAATTGTTTTTTGCTACTTCTTCGAGTACGCAATATCATGAAGCACAAGAAAATCCTTATACATTTAGCAAAATAATGTGTGAACAGCTATTATATTTGTATAGGAGATTATATTCTTTAGATTATGTTTTGATGTATTTTTATAATGTATATGGGCCTGGCGAGGCTGACTATGGAGAATATAGTACAGTCGTTAGGAAATTTAAATTAGACTACTTAGAAGGTGAAGCGTTGACAATTTATGGAACAGGGAAAAAGGAAAGAGATTTCACCCATGTTCATGATGTTGTGCAAGGAATGTTACAGCTTATGGCTGATCCAGAAGTTCCACCCACAGCACACTTAGGAAAGGGCGATCCCAAAACAATCTCATCTATAGCAGAGAGTTTTGATCATCCTGTGGTACATACATTTGATAGAAAGGGAGAAGCAATGCACACCTGTTGCATAACACCTTATATAGAATGCCCTAATGATGTCCACGATTATATTAAAGAATGGGTGAAGGAGAATAAACGTAATGACACCAAGAGTAGTAGTAGACAACACGATAAAAATGACTGAAGAAAAAGTTAGTGATGTCTTTCTTGTTACAAAAGAGTTTCATACTTCTACAGAGTTTTCTCAACATATCGAAAAGCTGGCTTTTAATTCCAACTCGCCGTGCATGGATATGGTTTGTGATTATTGTGAGAAGAGAAACATTGAAATTGAAAGCATCAGTAAGTTCTTAACAGCTTCTATCAAAGCAAAGATAAAAGAAGAAGCGTTAGATCTTAATTTACTTAAAGAAAAGAGAAAGAGTAGCCTGCCTATATGAAGAGCGAAAAAGAGAGGTGGGACTATTATTTAGAATGGTCTTATAAAGAATTCCTTTCTTCTATAGCAAAAGAAGATAGTGTTTTAGAGTTAGGGCCTGCAGTAGGGTATCATACAAAATTAATCCTAAGACAAGATCCTAAGATTTTGGATATGGTTGAACCAGATGAATACTCTTCAAACAAACTCAAAAAAGAGTTTATACCGTCTTGTGGAATGGAGCTCTATAATAAAACATACGAAGAATTTTATAATCAAGAGAGGCCATATGATGTTGTCGTATGTTGTGGTTTGTTATATCATTTACTAGCTCCATTACAGTTATTAGAAATGATAGTTAATTATTCTAAACCTAAAAAAATTATTATATCAAATATAGCCGTTGATGAAGATGGAGTAGCACCATATGAATATGAGAATAAAGTTTTAGGTAGATCAACAACTATGAATAACCCTATTAAATATTGGCACAAACTATCAGCAGGAACAGTTAAAGAAGTATTAGGAAGTGTGGGTTATAAATGTGTCAAAGAATTAGATACAAAAATAGTATGGCCTAAGTATGTTTATTATTGGCAGGAATATAGTGGACCCGTTTGACGTTTATAAAATTTATTTAGCTCTTAAATTACATTTTACAACAGAGTCCTACGACGTAACTAAGTACAAATACGCAGCTAAAGGAAAAAGAGAAACATTTTTAAAACGTAAAGACTTGCCTGTTCTTCGTAAGTTAGCAAGGGACTTTAGAAGACAAGAAATAATAGATATCCTTGTTGCCAATTTTGTATCAGGAGATCGTTGGGGAGGCATGTTTGACGTTGAAGCAATGGAAACACATAAAAGGTGGAAAGCTAATAAAGAAAGATTATCTTACACATTTGAACAAGACTTACTTTCCATTCAATCAAGAATGGAATTAGATAATGTGGAGGATGCAACAGTTGATGAGCAACATCCTCTTATTTTAAAAATGCTATTAGGAAAATATATAGCACTTGAAACTGTTGTCATATTGAATAAGGGATTAGATTTTATTGATGATTTTAAAGATGATTTAATATTAAAAGATACATGTTTATTGGTTAGAAAGTATAGTCCGTTCGTAACGAATAATACCAATACACTACTAGATAAACATCAAACTCTTATAAATATAATTGCTA